GAAGGCCCGACGCCATTATTTGAAAGCGACAACGCGACCGGCTGGAACGCATGGCGGCTGGTCTATGGTTGAAATGCTGCGCCCCGATATCGCTATCGCGCGCCAGGAATTTAATCGAATAATGGACGACCTGGCGAAGATCGATCCAACAACCCCGGCGGCCAGGTTATGACGGACACGACGGAAACCCCCCAATCTGAGCCGATTACAGGGGGCGACGCGATCAAGTTCGCGTCCTGGTGTAATGGGTTGGATTTTGCGAACGACGCTAATATCGAAGATCAGGACGTCCTGGACGCCTTCCGGGGTTTCTCGGTTGCGGACTTAATTTGGTTATGCCGAGCGATAAACCAGGCCCAGGGAATCCCGGACCTGGCGATCATGGCGAAGGCGATCCTTGCCCGCGATGTTGCGATCCTACGATCAGGCGATCGGAATCCCTAGCGCCTCGACCTGGGCGACCGTAGTCGTCCCCCGCTGATCGGCTGCGCGAATGTCCCGGACGCCGACAGGATTCAACGTCGCGTTGTCCCGGATACTGGCGACGACTTCGGGGTTCGTGACGCCAGCGACGCCGACGATCGCGTTCATTTGAAGCGCGGCCTGGACCTGGTGGGCCAGGAACTTCCGAAGCCTGGACGTGACCGATTCGATCCGGCCTCGATACCTGATCCGGTGCATATGTGAATTAACTGTTTTCATTGTTTTCCCCTTCGTGGTTTATGAATTGATCCAGGTATTCGCCGCGACCTTCACGATCCGCAAGCTGGCCCGGTCGGTTGTGATCGCCGCGATCCCCCTGGTCGTCAGGCCGGTCAATGTGAACGTGACGTTATTCGTCCCGGAATTATTGACGATATGAAAATGGAAGCCGATCGGAAGGTCGTCGTTTACGTCCTGGGGGATCGTGACGTCGCGGGCCGCCGCCGCCGTGTCCAATTCAATCGACGCGTTGTAATGATCGCGGCTTATATCGACGTCGGCGGCGACCGTCAGGACGTCGTCCCGGACTTGCCATTCAACCCCGTCATAAACCCGGAACTTCCGAATATTGCGATCGTAAACCCGGAAGCCCTCGACCGGCGAAACGATAATCCAGGTCGACGTCGACGCGTTGAACACGGCCAGGGCGCGCGCGTTGCCCGTCCAGGCCGCCCCGGACGGCGCGGTCCCGATGATATAAGCGTCGGAAATGGACCCGGCTGGCTGCGCGTTGCGTTCGTCTATGACCGTTCCTAAAGCGAAAGCGTCGGTAATCACGGCGAATCCGTCATAACCCGCTTTCCAGCCATCGTCCCCGGCGTTGAAATCGTAATTGATCCCCAGGGTTAAAAGTGCAGTTTGTGGCATGGTCGCCCCCTATTGTTCAAAGTTTTCAATATCCAATAATAAACCATAACTGGCCGACGCGCTAAACGGGAATGACAAATTCGCGACGTCCCGTTCGATGTCCATTGATGTCACATAGGTCGCCCCGCCGGGTTCCCGTAATGCCGTGTTCAGCGTCGCGGTATAAAGTGCGGACGCGTCGATCTGAATTTTCAGCCTGGAATAGATGTCGTCACGATACGGGGTATCGGCGGCGTCGGGGGCGGTCGCGATTTCGGTATAGATAACGCCGTCCAGATCGATCCGGTATTCCTGGGCGACTATGACGGGTTGAAAACCCGACGAACTGGGTTCCGCTTCCGATACAAAGGCGACGTTTATAGTTTGTTTCAAGCCGCCGCCGAGCGTTGCAGGCGTGGCCGTCGCGACTTCGGTCCCTAGCAATTTGACCGGGCCGAACAGGCCGTCGAAAAATGTATTTTTGGGGGCCGCGTCGTAACTGTTCGCGACGATGATTTCGAAGTTTTGACGCATTCGGATTTCGACGCCAGGCCGGTCGGTATCTATACCGCCAACGGGAACGGGTTCGTATCGCGCCCAATTAACCGCCGCGATGTAATTGTTCAGGGTCGTCGCCTGCAGCCTTTGAAGGACCGACAACAGACTGGAATCGAAGCCCGCGATCGGGAAGTCCGGTTCGCCGTCACGAAGCGGAAGGTCGCGGCTGACGGCCTGGGTCCCCGGTGCGACCAGGCGACCCCCCCATTCGATCCCTTTCAAAAACAACCCGCCGTCGGGAAGCTGTCGTTTTGCTTCCAGGGTAATCCCCCGGACTTGAATATCGACCTGGTTGGCCGTTGGCGCGGCGGCGTTGTAACTAATAAGGGTTTGCGGGGCCAGGACATCGGTCGACGGCGTCGTCGCTGGATCGCCTTCCCATAAGTCCAGGTGAAGTATTTGTTGATCACCTTGAACCGCCCCGAAATGTTCCTGTATTAATCCGATACTACTGGTCGCCGTATTATTCTGAACCGATCCGCCCAGGGACCCGAATGACGTCGATATCGTCAGGACGTTCCCGTCGACGACGGTTTGGATTTTGATCGGATCGAAGTCGGCGGCAATTTTGGCCGCGATGTCGACCAGGTAATCGGCGACGCTGGACTGGACTGATCCGTCGATAAAATAGTTTTCGTTTTGGCTGATAGTCTGACCCAGTTCCAGGAACGCGATTCGGACGAACAGATCGTCGCGGCTATCCAGGACCCCGGTCGCCGTGATCCGGAATATCGATTGACTGGTCACGCCAGGGATAGGATCGACGGTCGCGGGCGGGTCGCCTTTAGCCAACAGAATCCCGTCGTTGTCGCCGCCGAACTTTTCGTCCATTTTGTAGCCGAAGCCGTAAATATTGAACGGCCCGATCGTCCAGATTTGCGATTCCCCGTTGGCCGATACGCTGGACAATTCCGCCTGATATAGGTCCGTGATCGTGTCGTCGGCGAAGCCCGCCGCGTTATAAGCCCCGATTGTCGCGCCTGCAGGTATGCCAGAAACGTCCAGGACGACCGTGTCGGCCCCGCCTGGGTCTTCGATGATCCGGACACGAAACGCGGTTCCGGCCTCCTGCGTGACGTGTGGGTCGTCCCAGGCGGTCGCCCTGGGTTGGGTGAACTTATCGGACCCGGCCCAGGTCAGGCCCAACAGGCCGACCAGTTGCGCGCCGGACGGGCTGCCAGCGTCGACCGGGAAAAACCCCCCGCCAGGGGCCGCCGGATTGACTTCGATGTCGCGCGGGGGATAAGCGCGGCCCGCGCGCCCGACCGTCGTCAATGACTGGACGATCGTCGACGCGAACAGGAAAGTATCGAAGGTTGTAAAAAGCTGATTCCGGACCTTCCAGTTCAGCGATAGGTCGCCTTCGGGTTCGGCGTTGGCCAGCCCGGTCCCATAGGTGAAAAACCAAACCTGCGAATTGTCGACGTGTTCGGCGGGCAGCGTATCCAGCGCGCCCCGGACCAGGTTGAAGATCGTCCAGGACCCGCCGCCGCTGTCCGTGATATCGCTGAACAGGATTATTTCGTCGTCGATCAAGCAACCGTTTGTCAGGGCTTCAAGGGCCGCCGAATCGATATCGGCCAGCCGGACCAGGTCGACGGCGTTGTCGACAATGAAACCGACCGCGTCCTGGAAGCCGTTGGTCTGCCCGCGATCCAGCGCCCCGACCAGCAAACCGAACGGGGTCGTCCCGTTGGTTGATGCCGGACTAATAACGCTACCTTCGACCGGATCACTGGGGACGGTTGGGAAGTCGGCGACTTCGACGAAACGGTTATATCCGATTTCCTGGGTCCCGGATCGGACGACCAGGGTTCCGACCTGAATCCCGACCGTGTTCGCGCCGGTCAGCGCCAGGTCCGTCAACACGAACGGCAATTCGAACAGCAGTTCGAACAGGGCCGGAAGGGCCAACGTCGACGGCGGCGTCCAGTTTGTATCCGGCGGATCGGCGAACGTGCCAGCGGACGCGGCGAAAATGTCTTCGGCGAAGTCGATCGTAATTTTTCCTTTCAACAGGTTCCCGCGATTGATCTTCGTGATCCGGATCGGCAACCGGACCAGGCCCAGGCGCGGCCAGGTCCATTCCCGCACGTCACCAGGTTTTAAATCGAATTGCGTCCGGTTTACAGTAAGCCGCCCGGTCGCGATCGGATACGATAACAAGCGCAGTTCGCGCCATGCCAGGGAATTCGCCAGGGTCGCATTGTTCACGCCGGGGAATTTCATTTCGGACAGGTTGACGTTTTGAACGATGTCGATGTTCGCCGAATCCTGGGCCATAGCGTAGGACGGTTTAAACGATTTGCGGGCGTCGCTAAATTGGACGCTGACGACGTTCGACGTCGAATTCCAGGAAGGCCGTCGGAATGACAATACTTCGCCGACGTTGGATTCGTCCAACAGCGGAAGCGTTCCGGGCGTGTAGTCGTCGCGGATCAAGGTGAAGCTGAAAACCCCCGTGATCGGTTCCTGGACCAGGACGCCGTCGACCTGTTCTTCGATTAGCCGGATCATGGCCGCGACTTCTTGGACCCGGTCCCATATGAAAGCGAAGCCATTACCTTCGGTTTTCAATGTCGCCGCGATCGCGCGCAGCGTCACGACGTCGACCTGGATCGCGCCCAGGTTTAAACCCCATTCTGGATTCGTCAGAATTTCGAAAATAAGGTTCATCGGATTCGCGCCGTCGTCGATCAGTTCGTCGCCTGGTTGCAACGTGGCCAGGTCCAGGCCGTCGGGGACGCGGGCTATTTCGAATTCAAAGTTCCGAAGGTTCGGGCTGTTCCCGATCCAGCCCTGTTTGATAATGATGTAACTGGTCCCCCTATAGGCGGGCGTCGGGGTTTGGAATCCGGCCAGGTAAGGGTCGACGCTTTGCAATTGCGACCCGCTGTAAAACGCGCAATTCATTAGCAGGCCGCCCTGGCCTGGCGATTTCCTTTCGCCGAAATGATTTTTCACGTCGATCGTGAAAGCGGTCCCGGTTCCGGACGGTAAAATCGCGGCTTCGGCGTTCGGTCCTTCCGGCCCCCAAACGTAGGAATCATCGTTTCGGATATTGATCAACTGATCCAGGGGACCGTCCAGGGGGCCGCGACAAAGGGCCAGCTGGACGCCCAAATAATATTCGAAGCCTATGGTCACGTCTTCCGAACTGAACAACCCGGTCGACACGTCTTGCTCGATCTTTTCGGTTTTCAAGTCGCCATACCAAACGACGTTCGGGCCTTTCATGTTGACCCGCCCGAATATGATCGGGATCGGTCGGCCTTCGGTCGCGGTCGGGACCTGGAAGTCGCCCAGGGTTGCAGGCTTCGCGTTTTCCAGGTTTGGTTTCGGCCTTAATAATTCAGTGATCAGGAAGGTCGCGACATAGACCAGCAACATAGTTAAAAACGGCATTACGAACCCCCGCGCAGTGTCGACCCGAACGGGTTTTTAATCGGGACATAGGGGAAGCCGCCGAAGTTGATCACGTTCGAAAACTTGACGTCGCAAGTCGTTATATCGTGCGCGCAGCCCGCGAAGACGTCGACATTTGACCCCAGGACGGTTTCGGCAAAGTTTGACAACAGGGTCAACGTGTCGCCGGATTGCGCCAGGACCAGGCGTTGATCATCGTTGCCGCCTGCAGGGAACGCGATAAAGCCGCCGACAGCCCAGTCAGCGCCATTGCCGACGACGCCGTTCACAGTGATCGTTCGCAACGTGGTATCGATACCGGAAACGAGTCCGGTATGCGTGAAGGAACCCCTGGCGATTTTGCATTCGAAATCGTAAAGGACGTTATTACACAAACTTTGATAAGTGTATCGCGGGGCGTTGCGTTTGAACTGGCTGGTAAACGGTTGAAGGGTCAGCGTCGCCTCAATCCCGCCGTCGAATGCAGCCTGGGCGATAAAGCCTTCGAAGACAACCAAAACCTGTTCCGCCGGGTCCGTGAAATGT